ACACAAAGACCGCCCTTATCTGAACACATTATTTTAGTGAACAAGCAAGTTGAACACCTTAAGAACGCTGTCCAGATAGAGGAAGGGTTTTGTTTTCTCATTTGCATTTTCTCCTTTTTATTCTATCCTATCATATCGTCCTCGAACTCTTGATCAATATGTGTATTGTAGTCATCCACTATGATACCATCAGGATTTCTTCTTAAAGCTGAGAATAAATCTTGAGCAAGCTTTAGATCCTTATTCTTGCATCTGCCCTGCTCAAGAACCCTTCTAATCTCTTTACGACCCAATGATGATATACAGAATTCTACAAAATCATCCATCAATGGGTGACTTATCGTGGTCAGGTCTGACAGTTCTTTGTAATGTGCCGGCCCGAATAGATCTATATCTGAATAATCAAATTCTTCCAACTCATACTCCTCTTTTAAATCATTTTCTAGAGACTTTACTATTTCATTGAAGTTATTGCTCTTTAAATCTGTTAGTACAATGTCTATCAAATCTTCAACATCAACATGTTGCCTTCCCTCAGACAGCATGGGTATAGGTGAAAATATGGTGCCAACTCTTGATCTCAGTGATGATTCACAACATAACTTCATTATCTCAGAAAGTCTATCCTTGTCAAGTGAAGTCACATTAACCTCTCCTGTTGTGACTCTAAGTATTTTATGAACAGCAAAGTAAGGGATGGGGGAGCAAGAGGCCCAGGATCTACTTGGTTCTCTAGGAAACAATTCCATCATTTCATCTTTAATTTTGTCAGATGTTTTTAGTACTGCAGGGCTCAGATCAGAATCACTTGCAGTATAGGACAATATGTGAACATCTCTGCCCTCATTTTTTATAAATAGATTGATTGTTGATTTACGGACCTTGATATCAATCTCTGAGTCTTTAACCTGCCTAAAGTCTACCATTCTTTTTGATGACAGATAAACAGGTACCCCATATGCCTTGTCAGCACTATATGTCTTGAAGTCGAACATCCAATACTTACATTCCTTTGAGTATTTCTTTGACATGTCAATGTTATTTTTTGCACCCATATCTTCGGCCCAGGTTTTTATGCTCCTGCAAATCATCCATGGCTCTGCTGACTCTTCCATTGTTACTGCTGTAATAGAAGGTGGATTTCCTATCGCATTGTCTAATTCGATTTGAACTTGTTTGCCATCCATGATGCCCCTCCAGACTCCAGGTCCGTAATAATATACTGATCCTTCAATTTTCTTTGGTTTTTGAGGAATGATAAAACCACCTATCGTGCCGGCCCCTGCGTCCTCAATCTGCCTAGCAATTTGTCTGTCTCCATATATGTAGTTTTGGAATATTGCTAAAATGTTGGACCTGGACTTGCCATCACTATCCTTGATCCCAATTGGATTTGAAATTGAAAGCAATTTCGTGACAAGCTGAAGCTTCATTTCTTGAGTGTAAGGACCTTGCAATGCACAAAACAAGAAATGTTTGAGCATCTCCGCAGCTGTAGTTCTACTAGCTCCTGTAATATCTTCAATGTCTTTGATATACCCGAGTTTAGAAAAATTGTCTCTAATAACCATTGATATCTTGCTTACACCAGATCTTTTCTTCACCGGCGCACCTGTGACCCTCACAACTCTTGGTTTTTGATCCATTCTGGAGAAGAAATTCCTTATTTGGATGTGGTTATCCAAAGGGGACAAGCTTAATGTTTCTTCAGGTGTTTCTCCTAACCATGGGATGATGGATGTTATCTTGTCCCATTCCTGTTCAAATGCTGTTCGGCCTATCTTACTCTTTTGAGTCCCAAACCATTTATCTGAAATTAAATATTCTGCAGGAGTTCTCAAATTTCTATTTCCCTCAAACACAGTGACTCTTGTCTGAGTGTTCTCTCTACTCTGCTTTCTTCTGACAATTTCAATTGCTCCTCGGTTGTAAACCAAACTATCCAAGGACTGTAAGTCTTCTATGTTAGGAAACAAAAACAATAGGTCTTCATCACTTATGGCATTCTTCAAATTGATTCCTTCAAATTTGTGTAGCTTCTGAAGTAAACTATATTTTGATTGATCGAGTATTGAGTACTCCTGCTTTCCTGAATCTTGGAAGATGGCAGCACTTAGGAAATAAACTGAAGATGCTATCACCTTGGCTACAGCATTGCCAGTGGATAATGACGATACAACACCCGGACTGTGAACTTTTTCTGCAATTCTTAATATGACCTCTTCTCCAGATTTGGGTGCTCTATAAAGCACTGAAGGGTTATTGTTTATCTGGTCTATCCAGTCTTCAGGAATCTTAAGCTTGTCTCTCAGCTTGTAAAACTTCTGCTTAGAACCCCATCTTAAAGCTGAACTTAGTACAATGGCACCACCAGGGCTCACAGAGCAGCTTTCTGGAATGACGTTGCCTGATAATTCACCTTCTTGTCGAACCTTTTTCATGAAGTATGAATATAAACCTTTTAAGTTTGTAGTGGTGATGGCTTTATATAAATTAAATCTAAAGCCCCCCAAACCAGCACAGTAAGGGTTGTCTAACAAAAAGAAACCAAGCCCAGGGTCTTTCCACTTTAATATTGCCTTTTTATACTCTTCAAAGAGAGAGCTAACCCCCATTCCCATTAGCATGTAATGAAGGGTGCATTGAGCCTGTTGTATGCATGCTGACAAAGAAAATGACCCTCCTCCTTCTGATATAGATGTCATTAGATTTGATGCCTCTTCCTGCCTAGCAACCAGAGTTTCCACTTCAGGAAGATTGCAGCATGCTGCAACCCACCTTACAGTTGGTCTCACATGCTGAGAGTGGAAAAAGAATTCTGAGTTGTACTCCATCACAAAATCTGTGTTCGCAGTTGATTTCTCAGAAGGATAAATTGCCAGATAGATTCCTAGTCTCTTTTTCATGCGGAAACAAATAGCTGAAGCTATCTTACACTTCATGAGAACACTCTCATCAGAACAAGGATAACTAATCATCATGCTACTGTCATCAGAACCCTGCATCATGTCCACAACAATTGACTGTGACATTTCTGGGTGAACTTTGCTATTGAAGATTTTAAAGGTGAGTGACCTGACAAACTCTTGATGTAGTGTGTGTAGCAGAGAAGATGTAAAATGTAAGATCCCTTGCATCATGCCTGTTTTGGTTTTTAGGTATGTGCCTCCAGAGGTCATCCACGGCACTTCCACTTCCCCGTGGTATGCTTTAAATATCTGCTGTGAGAATTCATCAGCCACATGAAGTTCTTGATGTCGGCTCAAAATGTCAATGTACCTCATGTTCATCATCATGTACTTGTTTGTAAACATAGAGCATCCTCTGATTATAATAGGCCACCATTTTGGCATTGTGAATTCGCAGAGCATGAGGGCAAATTTCGTTACAAAATGACCTTGATTCCATTTTCTAGCATCATCAGATGTTGAACAGGTCCATACTGGCCCTCTACAATGTTTCCTGGCTCTTATGCCATGTGATTCTGGTATTTTTGTCTTATTAGCTGGGTTGCAAAGAGTGTCTGATGGGAAAAATCTTCCAATTGATCTGGCAATAGCTTCAACTATGGACTGAACAATCCTCTCTTCTCTTCCCAGCACATATATTTCCCTATCTCCTCCATGCTGCTGTTTCTTGAATAGGCATATATGCATATTGCCTCTATCTTCAATGAGCTTCATACTTTCATCAAATACTTCAATAGCTAGTGTTTTCCCTGTAGCTGCAAAGTCTGACATTTTCACTATGGCCTTTTCCCTATGATAGTCTTTTTTTGAGCACTCGTTGTAATTGTACCATTTCTCATCAAAATTACTACTTGCTTTGAGTGTTGCAAGCCTCTCTAGTGTAATTGAACTGATTTCCCTAATTATTTGGGTGTCTATCTGCTGAATAAAGTTGTGGCCATAAACTTTCCTCAAGACTGTTTTCCCATGGTCGGTGCACTTCTTTAAAAATGATCTACTAAACTCATGCATCCTGGGGTTGACTGGATCACCTTCACCTAAAAATTCATCACTCTCAGGACACAAATGTTCTAACTCTATTATCTTCTTGTACAACCTGGACAATGCTGAGGGTTCAGTTTCTTCCTCCTTATTTTTAAAATAGCCATTGTAGCATATACTTATTAAGGGCTGAAGGTCTCTCAGCACATTTCCTGTCAAAGGATTGAACAGTCCAGACCATGAGATTTGCCCCTGTTTCTTTTGCAGTCTAAAGGGTTTCCTTGATATTGTTTCCATTGTCCTCAAACACCTATTTAGAAGATAAACTTGTAGTTCTGATCTTAACACAGTTGGCAACTTAGGAATCATTTTGTGTGGCTTTGGCATTTCTGGAGATGAAACGAAACCCTCCATCACAATGTATCTCTGTATTGTTTGAATTTCTTCTGTTACAGCTTTGTCCTCCATTAGAGTAAGTAGTGTGAGTTTTATCATAGAAGTGGCTTCTTTAGAGCTTCCACTTCTATCTTTTGACAAATTGGAGACTGCATTCCATGGCTCAAAACCAAACACTTCTGTCCAAAAACAGACTGAGCTCTCGACCAACGGAAAACACTTGCACAGATTGGTGAGCTTGCTCAGTTTGTAAGAAATGAAGTCAGTGATTAGGAGATCCCCAGCATCTATGTAATGTTTGAAAACGCCATCATCCCATAGGTTCCCCATATGATTATTTTTGACTAAGGCAAATGACACAAATATATGACTTACTGATGATGTGGGTTTTATTAGCAGAAAAAGTGGTGAGTTTAAAAGTCTTTTAATTACAAACTGACCGGCACCCACATGTTGTTTTACTGACGCAGATAGCTCTGCCCCTATTAAAGAAACCATTTGACACCAGGATCCTAGACGAGATGACAAGAACTTTCTATGATTTTCTAAGAATTCATTCCCATCACAATTGTTTATTAGGTCAGGTTGATGTATTTTCTGTGCTGCTATTCTGAGATCAGTATCCACATCAAAGGGATTGAACAAATCTTCATCTTCTTCAAATAATGCTAATTCATGCTTATTTATGAATTCTTCTAGATTGCTGACATCATGCTCAATGGAAAAGCACAGCTTGCTTCTTTTTCTTGACTCCTCAACCTGAATGTTGTTTCTATGAGTTTTCCCTTCAACGCCAAGACATGCGCCATACATTACCTCTTCACTTCCAAGGTTTAGCTTCAATCGATGGTATCTACTTCTCTCATCACTTTTGTCAATTGACCCATTAAGAGCCTTCTCTAATTCTTGTTCTGGAGAGTCATCAGCTCTATCGATCTGCCCCAGAGCTGCAGATATTGTAACTGCTCTCCAGATTTTACACATTGGGTGTTCACCTGAAACTTCAAACTCACCTAGGCATGAAACTGATTTACCATCTGAAAATTCTGACATCAACCAAGGTGGAATTTGAATAGTTGACTTGCTTTCAAGAGTGCCTCTATATTCAGTGTTACTGAACTTACTTAAGTACTTAGCAACTTCTACCACACATTCTTCTAAATTTTTATCAAGCTTCTCATCAATGCCAGATGAACCTCCAATAAAACCCGATTTGATCATCTCCTCCTGGCAAACTTTAAGTTCTTCAGAAATAACATTTGATAGGTACTCTTCGTCAGCTGGTGTTGTCAGAAATTTTTCAAAGACAGACTCTTTGAAGTAAGGAAAAGCTCCTGTGGTTTTCTCCCAGTTCATCTGGATTGATGAGACTACACCTAAAATCTCTCTCTCATGCTTAGATAGCTCGCTATCATCTCCAGACAACTCCGGATAATACTTTTTCGCCTCTTCCATGATAGCAACTGCAAGTCTGAATCTGAAAACAAGTTCATTACAGTCCTCCTCGCCAATGTCTAAGTTGGTCCACACACCACGGGTGTGAACTGCTATGACAAAAAGACTGACCACACAATCAATGGCACGATTTTCACATGGGATATGATATTTTGAAAATTTATCTTTGCATGCCTGGAGAGCTCCCTTCTCACCACCTCTGTTGGTGGTGAACTCAACAACAAAATAAGATCCTGCAGCAGTTTTGATAATAACATCAGGAGATAGATGATCATATGAATCTGATCTCACACCAAATTGAGTAGAAAACTGTGTGTCAGTGGAATCAGCAAGATGGGAGAACACAATATCGTGTATCAAATTTGGCAAAGATTTATCAGGTACCTCAATTACTGAGCTCAAACTTGATCCTACTGTTGAGTAGTCTACACCATTGTTGAGATCTAAATCTATTTTCATAAAGTTGTCACATTTTGTTATATGGAAAAATGGGATCTCCACATCCATAATTGTGTCATCATAGTGTTTAACATCCGGCCGGTTCAAACCTGTCCCAGTTGGGATTGATTGTTTTTTTAGTATCTCTTCCATAGTTTGGGCTTCTTTGTGT